TACTGGCACTGCGAGTATTACACTCAAAGATGCTGGTACGGATGCATGGGAACATGTCCCTTCTGGGGCGTTTCACAGGTATCCGGACTTGGGAGAGTTTAAGTACTCTACAAGTCATTTTCAGAGGATCGCTTACGCTAATTGGCCGAACGTTGAACCGTTCGCCAATACGCAGCCATTCAAATCTTTAACCAGATGTGCCAATGCAGCTGCATTAGTACGTCAACTCATATAACGTTTTACTCAGCGTTATAACAATAGAGGAATTATTATGCCTCAGTTGTCTAACATCGTCCTCAAGGACGGTGCCGCGACTCCCGTCGATCACACGTTTAAACCACGTGCTATCTCTGGGGGAATCGCTTCGCTCGTCGAGTCGACGGGTGTTCCGATTGGTGAGAAGACTATCACTATCGGGACTAGTACCACCACGGTTGGTCGTCGAAAGATGACCCTTCGTGTCCAGGTACCGGTCGTACAAGACGTCACGGTGAACGGTGTCTCTAAACCGACTGCGGTGCGTATCGGCTATGCCGATATTAGCTTCGCTTTCGACGGGACCTCGGGCACCCAAGAGCGTAAGGACCTTTTGGCCTTTACTGCGAATCTTTTGAAGGATACGCAGGTATTGGCCGTGGTTAACGATCTTGAATCGCTCTATTGAGCGTCGTGACGCCACCGGAAGTTTGCTTATAGCTTCTATGCTGCTTGCAGCATTTGTTATTTGCTTCCTTTCCGTTGTGCTGGTTGTCCTGAGTCAGGCGCCAGTATCTCCCACTGTTATTGGAGTACCAAATAGTGAGAAAACGTTCCAGTCAAGCGCAGTGCGCGAATACGGAACTACCGTACGATCTGACCCAAGTCCTAGTACAAAAGCTACAGAACCTGCAAAGTAATCCAAAAACGGACTACTTATTATCACAGGTTCTGTCGAAGTTTGTCTCTGACGAGACCGACTCCGCTGATGTACGTCGTTATCGAGCCATTTCCAAATGGCTCGCTACCGAGGCTCGAAACGAAGAAACTAACCGTCGTCTTCTTGACGCCGAGTCGGACACCACGGAGTTATTCCGTGGCGTTTCTGTTAGCAACTTTGTCAAACGGGCTCAGCACACGGTTCTCCGTGTACTGGGCGATCTCCCCCCGATTGACTGCCTTATCGGCAGTTTCTCAGGAGGTGCATCGACAAGTCGTAACCGTACTGTTAGCCACCCGGCTAATAAGTACCTCGGGAAAG